CGTGATTGGGAAATATCAGCATCAGGTAAAGACAATGTCATCAAAGCTAATCAAAAGATATTTGACAGTGTAGACACTATACAAGTTACTCCATTAGTCATGTACAGTGAAGATGATGTGGTAATCGCTGAATTAGAAATACTAGTAGACAATAAAGTAAAGCTCTACGTCACAGATGTTATCACATTCACTGGTGATAAGATTTCCAGCATCAGAGCATATAGAGGATAAATCATGCGTTGGATTAAAAAGAAAATTTGTCGTTGGCTAGGTGTGGAACGTATTGACGATTGGGCTATTGAAGATGACGTAAGAGATACAGTCAGATGTCGTAATGACGCGCCTAATTTCTTTGATCGTAACCCAGAAACCAACTTCCGTATCTATACTGCTACAGGTGGCGTTATCCTTGAAGTAGGTCGTTGGAACAAGATGCGCAACGAGTGGACTACCAACATGCACATCATCAATGACGATGATGAAAATAAAACAGATAGTATCGCTAAGATCATGACCATGGAGTTGATGAGATGAAAAAGTTATATGTAACGGATCAAGAAATTAGAGAATATGTAAACAAGATCTCATTACAGATGTATAAAGACAATTGGCGTCCAGATTATATCGTAGGACTTACTCGTGGTGGACTCATTCCCGCAGTATATATGAGCCATCTATTAGACATTCCCATGCACACACTTAAAGTAGCATTACGTGACAATGCTGATACTGAAAGCAACTGTTGGATGGCAGAAGATGCCTTTGGTTATATTCCTGCTAGCAGTGTTCCCCGACCTAAAGGTGAAGCAACTAGCGATCCAGCTCTACGTAAAAATATCCTAATCGTAGATGATATCAATGACACAGGTGCTACATTGGATTGGATTATTGAAGATTGGCAAGGCAGCAATTTACCCAATGATCCTGTGTGGGCAGATATCTGGGGTAACAATGTGCGTTTTGCTGTGTTATTTGATAACTTATCTAGCAAGTTTAGCCGCAAGGTTAACTACTCGGCTATAGAAATAAACAAAGCAGAAGAACCTGTTTGGATAGTTTATCCTTGGGAATTAGATTGAAATTATTAGAAAAACATGTTAAACTAATAGGATGGATCGCTAATATCGTGACCATCATTGGTGTCACATTGACCAGTTTCGATGTGTATCCACTTAATATCGCTGTGCTGTCATTGGCCTGTTTAGTTTGGGTAGTGACTGGTATGTTATGGAAGAGACCAGAATTATGGAGTTTGAATGCCATAATCTTTTGTATATATGTTTATGGATTATTAAAATGATTGCAGACAAAACACAAGAAGCATTGATTATCTTACAAGAAGAATGCGCTGAAGTCATACAAGCGGCCAGTAAGATATATCGTTTTGGCATAGACAATGAACACAAATCAGGTCGCACACAGCGAGCTAACTTAGAAATGGAAATCGGTGACATGTTGGCCTTAGTAGATATTTTAGTTGACAATGGTGTAGTTGATCTAAATAACATTAACACAGCCAACGCGGCTAAGAAAGAAAAACTAAAACAATGGTCAGGATTATATGAGCAAAATTAAAGTTTCAGAGATATTTTATTCAGCACAGGGTGAAGGACGCTTCGTGGGTGTTCCTAGTGTATTTTTAAGAACATTTGGTTGTAACTTTACCTGTGGCGGATTTGGTATGCCTAGAGGTGAGGTGAGCAAGGAACGTGAAGGTGTTAATGCTAAACTATACACACGCTATGAAGACTTGCCTTTGGTTACTACAGGCTGTGATAGTTATGCATCATGGGATCCTAAATTTAAAAATCTCAGCCCAAGTTTAGAAACACATATCATCGTTGAAAAGATGTTATTACTAACTCCAACACAGAATTGGCAGTTGAAAAATGGCAATGATGTCCATTTGGTTATCACAGGTGGTGAGCCATTGCTAGGTTGGCAACGTGTGTATCCAGAGCTGTTACAGCATGAAAAGATGTACAATCTAAAGAACATTACATTTGAAACCAATGGCACTCAACCCTTGCATGATGAATTTGCCGCATTCCTTAAACTATGGAATCGCAGTGGACGTGAATTAACATTCAGTGTCAGTGCTAAACTAAGCCCCAGTGGCGAGTCATGGGCTGATGCTATCAAACCAATGATCGTTAAAAGCTATGAAAAGATTGGCACAGTATTCTTTAAATTTGTAGTTGAGCGACCAGAAGACTTTGAAGAAGTTGATCGTGCTGTAGCAGAGTATCGTAAAGCAGGCATCAAAGGTGTAGTCTACATCATGCCTGTGGGTGGTGTTGTCAGTGTTTACAACGGTAACAAGTTTAATGTAGCAGATGAAGCCATGCGACGTGGGTATAATTATAGTCCGCGACTTCATGTAGATCTCTGGGGGAATGCCTGGTCAAAATAACAAAATGGGGAATTTAAATGTATTTATTTACAAGTGAAAGTGTTAGTGAAGGGCATCCAGATAAGGTAGCAGACGCTATCAGTGATGCGGTTTTAGATTTAATGATGCGAGAAGGCAATACTGCTTATCGTTGTGCCTGTGAAACACTGGTAACAACCAATCAAGTCGTCTTGGCTGGTGAGTACAAAGGCCTTTACAATCATCTAGAAGTTGAAAATGCTGTGCGTCGTGTCATCCGTGACATTGGCTACGAACAAGATGGATTTAATTGGTCAACTGTTAAGATTGACAATTACATGCATGGCCAATCAGCTGATATCGCTCTTGGTACAGATACATTTGGCGCAGGTGATCAAGGTCTAATGTTTGGTTATGCTATCAACGAAACACCAGACCTAATGCCCAGTGCTATCTACTACAGCCATCAGATCGTTAAAGAACTAACTCTACGTCGCAAGAATGGTGTGACATGGTTGGGTCCTGATGCCAAGTCACAAGTAACCATGGAATACAATGATGATGGCACAGTTAGCCGTATCGCTAAGATCGTATGTTCAACACAGCATTCAGCTGACGTGGATATCGATGAAGTACGAGTAGCAGTTGAGAGTTATATTAGAGACATATTACCTAAGGAGTTAATCGATGCAAGCATTGAGTTTCTTATCAATCCTACTGGGCGTTTCGTTATTGGTGGACCCGATGGCGATACTGGCTTAACAGGACGTAAGATTATCGTCGATACTTATGGTGGTTATAGTCCTCACGGTGGGGGTGCATTTAGCGGTAAAGATCCTACGAAAGTAGATCGTTCAGCGGCTTACATGGCTAGGTATCTAGCTAAAAATATCGTGGCTAGTCAAGGTGCACACAAAGCCACTGTTCAACTAAGTTATGCCATCGGCGTTAAAGAACCTACCAGTCTGTTTGTCAAGACAGATCAAGGTGTCAAGTACGACAATACCATCACTGAGTGGATACGAAAAAATGTTGATCTCACACCAGCAGGCATCATAAATAGATTTGAGCTGTTCCGTCCTATATACAGCACGACAACTAACTATGGACACTTTGGTAAAGCCGACTTACCTTGGGAAAAGTTAGATTTATTCAAGGACTAATTATGTTAGATAAATTCAAAAAAATATTAAAACAAGAAAAATTAAAAGCTAAAACAAAAGCTAGGGTCAAAGATACAGTTAAAAAGCCAACAGCTACCAAAAAACCCAAAGCATCAGATAAACCAAAATTAGATTTAACCAATCCAAAAGATTTAGCAACCAGCAAAGGTGAACCTTGGGTCACTGTGTTAAGCATGGAACTTGACAAAGACAATCCCAGCCAAGGTGCATTTGAATTAGATTGGAACGATATCTTTGTTGCGCGTCTTATCAAAGCTGGTTATCAAGGCAAAACGGATCAAGACATTGTAGATAATTGGTTTAAGGCTGTATGTTCAAATGTAGTTATGGAAAACTTTGAGCAAGAAATGGCAGATCCCAGCAATCGTGTTAACCGCCGTGATCTAGGTAACGGTAGAACGGAAATCAGTTGACATTGTCATAATAATGTGTTATTATTGTCCTATAACTAAATTTTCAAGAAAGTAGTATTTTATGCGTTATTTGTTGGTTGATACAGCTAACACATTCTTTAGAGCCCGACATTCAGCACATCGCCAAAGTGATACTTGGGACAAACTGGGTTTCGCTATCCATGTAACCCTAGCTTCAGTAAACAAAGCATTCCGTGACCAAAAAGCAGATCATGTGATATTTTGTCTAGAAGGTCGTAGTTGGAGGAAAGACTTCTATGAACCGTATAAGAAAAATCGTGCGGTGGCCAGGGCCGCCCTTACAGAAAGTGAAGCGGAAGAAGATCGTTTATTTTGGGAAACGTTTGATACCCTAAAGACATTTATAGCTGAAAAGACTAACTGCACAGTTTTTCAACATCGAGAACTAGAAGCAGATGATCTAATAGCTGGGTGGATAGCCAGCCACTCGCAAGATCATCATACTATTGTATCTAGCGACACTGATTTCTATCAGTTACTTGCTGATAACGTTAATCAATATAACGGAATAAGCGATGAGCTCCATACCTTACAGGGTATCTTTGATAAAAAAGGTAAACCTGTCATAGATAAAAAGACTAAAGAAGCTAAAAAGATACCTGATCCTAAGTTTATACTTTTTGAAAAGTGTATGCGTGGTGATCCTACTGATAACATATTTTCCGCATTTCCAGGCGTGCGCACCAAAGGTACTAAGAACAAAGTAGGACTTGAAGAAGCCTATGCTGATCGTAATACCAAAGGTTATAATTGGAACAACCTGATGCTACAGCGTTGGGTTGACCATAATGGCGTTGAGCATCGTGTGTTAGATGACTATGAGCGTAATCGTGTGTTAGTAGATTTAACAGCACAACCAGATGCGATTAAAGTAAAAATAGCAGAAACTATCGCTACAGCTCAAGCACCTAAAAATATCCCAATGGTAGGTGCACAGTTCTTAAAATTCTGTGGCAAGTATGATCTAGTTAAACTCAGTGAAAATGCTTCAAGCATGGCTGAATGGTTGACTGCCAGTTATCCCCAGAAAGAATTGGCATGATCGCAGATAGCAAGTTCCTGGCTTTAGATCTAGAACTCAATCAACCGTCAGGTAAGATCATACAAGTTGGTGTTGCTATAGGTGACAAAAACACACGCTTTGAGGATTATGTAGTTCGTAAATGGTTTATAGATCCACAAGAACTTATCAGTGAATTCATCACAGATCTAACAGGTATCACTGACGCTGACATACGTGCTGAAAGTTATAGCCATGAATATGTTGCCCGTGAGCTAGGTGAGCTAATCAAAGAGCATAAGTGCTTTATCAATCCAGTGACCTGGGGCGGTGGCGATAGTGCGGAATTACTAGCAGAATTCAGCAAAAACCATGCGGATTTCCCCTATTTTGGCCGCCGTTGGATAGATGTTAAGACTTGGTATACATACTTGATGCTGACCAGAGGAAAAGCACCTAGTGGAGGCTTAGCAAGTGCTATGGGCTACTTTAAACTGCATTTCAAAGGTAAAGCACATAGGGCAGATGTAGATGCGGCCAATACCCTAGCATTGTTTTTCAAATTGCTAGAACGGCAAAGTAAATTAGAAAGTATATTGGACAGTGCAAAAAATATTTGACTTCTACCAAAAACCTAAATATAATAGTATGATAAGGAAAGAATATGGAAAAGAAACTTTGGGATAGTATAGACAGCGGCATATTAAAAAGTCTACCTAATGCTGCCAAGGGATATGAACAAAGGATCAGTATCCCAGAATTTACATTCTTAGGCGGTGCAGATCAACCTGACTTTGGTGATGTTACTATTTGGTTTTATGGCAAGGATAAGACTATTGAATTAAAAAGTCTTAAACAATACATATTCCAATATCGTGACACACGTCTTAGCTATGAGCGTGCATTGGATGTCATGTATAAACATCTTAAAGCAGTTTATGAACCAGATCGTATTCGTATAGAAATTGAATATCGCCCACGTGGTGGTATCAGCAGTAGAATGACAGTAGACAGTGATTGGGGACACTTGGGTGGTTCTGATCAATTATGGCAACATCATAAGGATTAAATATGGCTTGGATAATTGATAAGACGTTTGAATTCTGTTAAAATGTATAAATACATTATAACCAGAGGATTTAATAATGTTTTATGTTTATGTATATTATCATCCAGAAACAAATATGCCGTTTTATATAGGTAAAGGAACAGGCACACGCTATATGAAACATTTGTCTGAAACTAAAGAGAATACTGAAAATTACAAAAAATGGGCTGTAATACAAGGCTTACGAAACAAAGGGTTGGAGCCTGTAATTAAAAAAGTATTTGAAACTGACAATGAAGATGTAGCCTATGATGAAGAAACAAAACTAATAAAATTATATGGGCGTAGAGATATAGACCAAGATGGTATTCTTACTAATATATGTGAAGACAGCCGTCCTCCTAAAAGAACAAAGGCACTAACAGAAGAACATAAAAGGAAAATATCTGAAGCTCATAAAGGGCATAGAGCATATAATCCTAATTATAAACATTCTGAAGAAACAAAACAAAAAATAGGATTAGCTAATAGTATTGCATTAAAAGGTAAAAAATTAAGTAAAGAACATATTGCTAATATTAAAAGAGGTAAAGAAGGATTAGATTTATCACATACTAAAGAAAGCAAAGAAAAAATATCTAAAGGCCTTAAAGGAAAACCAAAGTCTGATGAACATAAAGCTAAACTAAAAATGGCAAGAGCTAAACAAGTTATAACTGAAGAAACAAAACAAAAAATGAGAGCAAGTCAATTAAAAAGATGGGAGAAACG